CATCGACTGCTTTCAGCTGACCGACAACGACTGGGTTGACCTGGAGGAGTTCTTCGCCGTCGAGCGCCGCTGGGTCGCCCACAATGCGGTGTTCGATCTTGGCTGGCTCCAGGAGTATGAGATTTATCCAGCGGGGAAGGTGCTTTGCACCATGCTTGCTAGTCGGGTGCTGACTAACGGGATGCCCAACCTCAAGCACGGCCTGCAGCATGTGGTGCGGCGGTATCTAAAGCTGGACATTTCAAAGGAGCAGCAGCGGAGCGACTGGTCTGGGGATTTGAGCCGTTCGCAGATGGAGTACGCCGCTACGGACGTGGTGGTGCTGACTCAGTTGGAGCGGGAGGTTTCTGAGCGGATGGCAATCGGCGGCTTGTACCCGGCGTGGTACTTGGAGTGCAATGCGCTCCAGGCGATGGCGCAGCTGTGGAGAACGGGGCTGCCTTTCAACAAAGAGGCGCTGGAGCAGCTGATTAGGGATCTGGACGCGGAGCACAAGGAAGTCGGCGACAAGTTCATTGAGGATTTCGATGTGGCGCTACCTAAGGAGGTGAAACTGCATCGTGGTACGGATGGGAAGCTGAAGTTTCAGACGAAGCCGGGGCCGAAGGGGAAGAGACCGGATCCGCAGATGTTTAACCTCAATAGTCCGGCGCAGCTGCTGGCGAAGTTCTCGGCTTTGCTGGGGCAGGCGCCGATTGATCCGAAGACTGGGAAGCCGAGCGCCAGTCGTGCTGCGCTCCAGGAGTATGTGGGTGAGCACAGGATTATTGCGGATTATCTGCGGTGGAAAAGAGTAGAGAAGAGGCGGCAGATGGCGGAGACTTTGCTGAAGAATGTTGCGAATGATGGGTACATTCGGGCTAGTTATCTACAGATGGGGGCAGATACGGGAAGGATGAGTTGCATGAGTCCCAATCTGCAGCAGATTCCGAGGGATCAGCGGTTTCGGGCGTGTGTGCAGGCTCCAGCTGGATGGAAGTTTGTGGTGGCGGACTTCGCGCAGATGGAGTTGCGGCTGGCGGCGGCAGAAGCTCAAGATGAGCTTATGACTCGGGCGTTCCAGGAGGGGAAGGACTTGCATACGATTACAGCGATGGAGATTTATGGGGTTAGTGAGGATGAAGTTACAAAAGAACAACGCCAAATTAGTAAATCAGCCAACTTCGGATTGTTGTATGGAAGCGGTGCAAAAGGGCTCAGAAACTATGCGGCAACAATGGGAATCCAGATGGATCTTGATGAGGCGGCGGAAGTCAGGCAGAAGTTCCACGCTGCATATAAGGGGATCAGCAAATGGCAGCGTACAAATGCTGCACTTGCTGATGCGCCTGCGAAGAATCCATCTGTCGCCATTCGTGTTTCGGGGCTCCGGCGGTTTCTACCGGGAGAGAACAACAAGCTCACCACACGTTGCAACACTCCCATCCAAGGTGCTGGTGCCGCCGTCCTCAAACTTACGCTCAGCAAACTGTGGCCGCTCCTTAGAGCCGACACAGAAGAAGTTGTGCGCCTGGCCGGCGTGGTGCATGACGAGGTGTTGTGTTTAGTGCATGAAGATCACGCAGAGCGGTGGGCACAAGTGCTGTCCTCGGTGATGGAAGAAGCCGAGGCTAAATGGCTTGGGGATATACCCCCATTGGCCGAAGCCAAAATAGGTAGCACTTGGGATCAGTGCAAGTAGCGGTATAGTGGTGGGGTTGCGGCGCTCCAACGCCCAACCCCCGACCAACCGCGTTACCGGCTGATGGATCAGAGTATAGGTGCCCGTTTTTGGGCAAAGATCAACTGCGCTGGGCCGCACCAGCTGCATATGTCTACCTGCTGTTGGGAGTGGCAGGGCGCTAAAAATAACGACGGTTATGGACGTTTCCGCTTAGGTCGTAAACACGAACGGGCCCATGCTGTGCTTTTAGCTTGGGTTATTGGACATAACCCGAAGTACGTGATGCATCGGTGTGATAATCCCGCTTGCGTCAGACCTAGCCATTTACAAGAAGGTACTCACGGATTAAATATGCGAGATGCGTACAAAAAGCAACGGCGACCTGCTTGTTCTCCTAAAGGCGTAAAACACTACAAAGCTCGTTTTACGTCAGAGCAGGTGCAAACCATACGAGTCCGCTATGCAAGCGGTGAAAGTCAGAAAAGCATTGGTGCTGATTACGGTGTTTGTCAGAGCCACATCAGTCAGATTGTGCGGCGAAAGACCTACGACTCTGTGCCGGATGTTCTGGCTAAGGTCGGGGATAGCTGGGATCAGGCCAAATAATGCGCCAGGACTTCGAGTATCGGGTCAGGATGTATCGGCTTCATGGGCCGATGCTCGATGTCTTTGTGGTGGCGCCGGATGCGTTTCAGGCGCACCAGCAGGCGAGGAAGGAGTATCCGGGGTGTGCGGTGCAGTCGATCATGCGGGTCTCAGAGTTGGACGCATGAGTCGCAGCCGCACGGGTAGGGAGTTGGTGATGGAGTGGTTGATGCGGGAGGTGCGGATGGCGAAGACGGCGGATTTGCAGAGGGCGGCGGCGTTTTTGGAGTGGGCGCGGGGGATTCGTGGGGGCTCCAGGCAGAAGAGGACTGGGGCGCGAGTGGCGCAGTCAAATGCTTGGAGGAAGGGGATGGATGAGGATGTGCGCTGGTAGGTCTAGTGTGTCTCAGTATGCTATTGTGTAGCAGACTAGATACGGGATCATGCCGCTTCGCCACGGACAGAAGGTGTATTGCCAGTTGCTGCTGGACATGCACAGATACAAGCTGGCTGAGGAACTGGCGGCGCGGGAAGGGAAGAAAGTGACCGGGATGTTGCGGGAAATGGTGTACGCGGCACTGGAGAAATCCCTGCCAGCGTCGGACTACAAAGCGGCTGAGGCAGCTGATAAGGCGTCGTGGGCGGAGTCGGTGCAGCGAAGGGTGCAGGGAAGGATGCGCTCGAAGCAACAGCCAGGTGTGTCAGAAACTGACGCATGAGTCCCAGTCAGATTTCTTCATAGTCTGGCTGGTGAGGCTGGAGGATAGTAGGCTTACACAGTAGTCTGATTTCAAGCAATGACTCGGTATGTGGTGACGGCTGGGGGCCGCTGGGTTACGGCGGTCTATGGGCCGGGGAATGGTGTGGGGTGGACGGGTACGAAGGAGGATGCCTCCAGCTGGGTCACGTATGAGCGGGCGGTGGCGGCAGCCAAGGTCGTCATGCAAACAACGGAGGATCCGGTGTTTGTACACAGCGTTCAGGAGCCGGTGTTTCCGAGGTCGTGGAATTGATGCAGTTCTACGAAGTGCAGGTATGGCTGGCGGGGCGTGGGGCGCTGCGCCAGCTGGTCAAGGCGACGTCGATGGATCATGCGCTGGTGATTGCGCGGTGTAAGTATCCAGGTAGTCAGGTGGATGTTCCGCTGCCTGAGGCGGGGAAACCTGCCTTGGTGCGGTCGCATACCAGTCCTAGCCTTGCGGCGAAAGCACGAGCAAAGGCCGCAAAGGCGAAGCGTATGAAGAAACCGGCGGCGTGGGCGCAGAAAGCGTGGGCACGTGTTGAGGTCGATCAGGCCCGGACGGATCTACTGGAGCGGCTTTACGTCGAGGACGGCCGGGACAGGGTGGGGCATCCGTTGCATGGGTGCTACACGGGGCTGTACCAGCAGATGGTGGATCGGATGAACGTGGAGCACGTCGATCCAGCGCTCGTTTAGGCGGAGTCGCGGTCGGTTTTGAACTGGGCGGCCAGGTTGTCCGAGGCTTCTCGGATGGCCCAGGCCGTCTTTGTTTTTTCGAGCTGGTGCAGGGTGTTGAGGATGAGGGCGGCTTCGAGGAGGCCACGGTAGTCGCCCGAGTTGAAGCGGTCCACCAGCCACTGGTCGGTGGCGGCCTTGTGGAACTGGGATTCGGTGCTGTGCTCGATTGGGCGCATGGTTACTTGGGGCGGATTTTCATGAACCAGCCGGTGTCGGTGCCGTCAACGAGCCAGCGCGGCAGCCAGTTCTTGCGGGAGTATGGGATCTTGGCGCCGCCTTTATTGCTCACGTAGCCACCGTTTACAAGGTTGGCCTCACCGTTCGGGTCGTTAAAGATGAAGTGAGTGGGGGTAAAGCCGATGACGACGCTCCAGTGGCCGGTGCCTGCGGGGTTGGCGGCGGTGCCGTGGTGGAGCCAGCCGACAGGGACGGGGTGGCCGTTGGTGATTTCGTTCTCCAGGTCTTCGACGGTGCCGTCCATTTCAAAGGTGGCGGTGAGGCCGAGGGCTTTGAGGGCGGCAAGTTGGGCTTTGGGGTCGGTGGTATCGCCGAAGCGGGCGCGGAGTTTGTTGTACTCGTAGTCGCCGGAAATTTTGCCGTAGTACCGGGCCACCATGGCGCAGCTGGAACTGAAGCACTGGCGATAGCCGGTTGCTCCATCGTCAGGGCCTAGCTGGTACTCATAGGGGACTTTGAGGATTTTTTCTAGGGGCTTTACCGGCGGGTTGGTGCCGGCGTGTTGATCCATCAGGGCGATTAGTTTGCCTGCGTAGTTGGGGTCGGTTGCGTAGCCTTCTTTGACCAACCACTTTGCGGCTTCTTCGCGGGTAGTCGCGTTATTACAGCCTTTGTATTGTTTGTAATCCTTGTACCAGTGGTCTACGAGGTAGATGACGCAGGACAGAAGATCGGGGAAGTCGATAAAACTATCGGTGATAGTTACCCACTGGTTGTTGATAAATTCTTGGGTCTTGGTGCTGGAGCCGGTGCCTTTTAGGCCGAAGAAGTTGTTGCGGCCGGAGACGAGTTTGCCGTAGCTGGATTCCAGTGACCACTGGGCAGCTACCAGTTCAGGAAACTTGGCGCCAGCGACTCGGGCGGCTTCGAGGACGCCTTCCCAGGTGTTGGGGAAGCTGCTCTGTTTGCCGGCGACGCTCCAGGTTTTGAACCAGCCTTGATCGCGGTTGAGGAGGGCCGGGTTGGCCTTGAGGATGGCTTGCTCCAGTTCGGTGATGGCCGCGAGCTGGTGGGGGAGACCCTTGTAGAAGCGGAAGAGGTCCGCTAGGCGGATGGGATTGGCGGCCATCGGATTGCTGCGGCGGGGCAGAGGGCGCTCAGCGGCGCTTAGGGAAAACGGCTTTGGCCACCATCAGCAGGGCTTGGATGATGCCGTTTGCGCGGATGCCGGGGTAGAGGCTAAGAGCCTCGGAGGTGGCGGCAACTGCGATAGCGATGACAGCAGCGGTGTTGGCGTCCATGTACGTGGTGAGGCTTACAGAAGTGTAGCTGTACTAGATAAGAGCGCCAGCGCATAGGGGCGTGACTGCCGCTACCTTTTGTGTAGCCACGCTTGGGTATGGATCATCAGATTCAAGATGGCGAATACTTAAACAAAAAACAAGCAAAGTTAAGGTTTAGACAAGATATATTGTGGCGCTGGCGGAATAGGTGTGCGTATTGCGGCTGTGATTTGGGGCGGTCTGCGACTCTGGATCATGTGCTAGCGAAGAGTAGGGGAGGGCACACGCATCCACGGAACATGGTTCCAGCGTGTTTGGCGTGCAATGTGCAGAAGGCCAGTCATCCGTGGCGAGACTGGTTTCGGGCGCAGGCGTTTTGGGATGAACGGCTGGAGGCGGAGATTGAGGACTGGATCAATCCACAGGAGGTTGCGTAGGATCCCAGCCCATGCCCTCTAGGTACATGCGGGCGATGTATTCGTCTTCGGCGTAGCGGCAGATGCTGTTCTTGCAGGCGCGGTAGAAGATTTCGCCGCGTTCGTTCTCCAGTTGCTCCAGGGCGTATCCCTCGGGATACAGAGTGGATCGGATGACGGGCATCAGGAGCGGACTTCGAGTTTGGTGACGCGCTGTTCGACGCTGTTGAGGCGGGTGAAGGTTTCCTTGCGGTCTTCCTTGATGTCGGTGTGGAGCACTTCGAGTTGGGTGGCGATGTGCTCCACGGCAGATGTGAGGCGTATTACGGCGTCACGTGCTTCGTCGCTGCGGCGGCTGAAGCCCATAGCGCCCAAGGCTGCCACGGATATGGATGCGCCAGCGACGGCGGCGATCACTTCAATCATGGCGTGTGGCGCTACCTAAGTAGATTAGCGCCCCTGCCCTCGCAGTTTTTTGCGGTTGTGGTTGGGCTTGCTGTGCTGGCCTTGACCTTGGCGGGTGCGCTTGGGGCGACCGGGTTGGTGCTCGACGCGACCCAGGGCAGTTTTGGACTTTACGGCCATTGTTGTGTGGCGATGTGCCAGAGACTAGCTGGGATGTAGGCGATACTACGCGGCGCCAATAGTTGCGTCTATAGGCAAACCTGTGACCGTGAAGTCTATGGATACTT